CTACGATGAGCGTAAAGATCGTCATGATACTCAAACTTACGTTATCCCAACAGGTGAAGATGTAGGAGAACGTGTAGCCAAAATCATTAACTTGGAATTGTTTAAGCAATGAAAAATACAGATTTGTTATGCAAAGATTGTAAACATAGTTTTCAGTTGTGGTATGACAAACTATTCATGAATTCTAAAAGGTATACCCTTAGATGCAGACAAAATTATAAAAAATCTGAATCTGATAACGATGTAGTAATGGGCCCTAAAATTCAATCAGCAAAATATGAATTATGTAGTATAACAAGATTTAGTAGTGAACCCTGCGGTCCTGCAGGTAAACTATGGCATCCAAAGGATGAAAAGAAAATGTTTTTAACTTGGATCAAAAACGCATCATGAAAGCACAAAAACCAGCAGAAGGCATTTTAAAAAAGAACGATTGGGGTGATGCAAAACTTTATGAAATAGCCTGTGAATGTGGCGATTCAGATCACAACCATAATGTATGGATCGAAGCTGATGATTGTCGTATAACTACCACTATCTATACCACAGTAAAAAGTAATTTTTGGAGCAAAAATCGTTTCCAATTAATTTGGGATCTTTTGACCAAAGGTTTTGTTAAATACGAGTCTTCAATCATCATGACTGAACAGCAGGCTTTAAATTATTCTGAAACGCTTAAATCTGCTATTTTAGATGTTGAAAAATTTCGTAAACAAAGGAGCAAACCTGATGACACTAAGCCACAATCATAAAGTTCGAGGATTACAAATAATTAATCACATTTTACTAGTAATTGGACTAGTATATGTGTTCGTAACTAATGATTATGGCATGCTGGCTCTATCTTTGATAACATACGTTATTACAGGTATGTTAGGAGTAAACATAGGTTTACATAGATTATTAAGTCACAGAAGTTTTAAAACTTATCCCTTTATCGAAAAACTATGTAGCTTAATCAGCGTAGTAACTACTATCGGCAGTCCTTTAGCTTGGGTTGCTGTACATAGACAACACCATAAATCCGTAGAAACTAATAAAGATCCACACAGTCCATACACTGATGGAAAATATAGCCTAACAAAAGCATTTAAAGTTTGGATTGGTCTCTGGGACGTAACAAATATAAGTCCAAAGATAGTTAGAGATTTACGTCAAAGTAATTTTCAAAAATGGCTACATAAAAATTATCTTCCTTTGATTATTGTTTATAATGTAATTCTAGCTTTGATCAACCCTTGGTTAATTATTTTTGTCTATGCAATTCCAGCTTGTCTGTGTTTACACTCAACTAGTTCAATTATTGTAATTGCTCATAAACACGGATACAAAAATCATGATTTAGGCCGTGATCAATCAAGGAATAGTTGGATCGCACATTTAATGAGCTTAGGTGAAGGTTGGCACAACAATCATCATGCTAAAGCATGGGCTTGGAATCAAGGTGAAAAATGGTGGGAATTTGATCCACCAAGTTGGATTATAAGATTAATTAGAATTAAGGATTAGAATGGAAAATGATCGTTTAGAAGAATTATATTATGCCCTAGTAAAAATTACTGCTGATTTAACTACTGCTGGTTATAGCTCGATGGAAATTAGTGCAGTAATGACCCGAGTAGCTCTCCAAATATACAAAACTACCTTAAGTGATCAAGACTATAATAGGATGGTAGATATTATAAGTCAATCAAGAAACGAAATCGAAAAATTTAGTTTAGATATTCCCCTACAATGAAAATAACTGTAAGACAATCTAATATTCGTACCATCAAAAATAATGATCCAAGATTTACATTAATTGATGGGGTTGTGACTTGTCCAAGAGCTGGATTTGAAATATCTAGTACTTGTCCAACAGCATACAAAGATGTTATACTACAGGCAATAGAATATGGATATTTGAAACCTGTAGCAAATGTCTATGGCAAAGAACTGACTATGGATGCATTAAGGGATAATACATGGAAAAAATAAAATTAGCAGAACTATTTTATAGTATTCAAGGTGAAGGTCGCTTTATGGGTGTGCCTTCTGTTTTTATGAGAACCTTTGGGTGTAACTTTAAATGTGCAGGTTTTGGCATGCCTAAAGGTGAATCTACTACAGAAGTTGAACCTATTGCGGCTAACGTACACTTGTACAAAAGTTATGAAGAACTCCCGTTAGTAAGTACAGGTTGCGACAGTTATGCTAGTTGGCATCCTGCATTCAAACATCTAAGTCCGTTTTATACTCCAAATGAAATTGTAAGCAGTATTATGAAGATACTTCCTTATAAACGATGGGAAGATGAACATCTTGTGATTACAGGCGGAGAGCCGTTGCTTAAATGGCAAAACATTTATCCAGAGTTGCTGGATCATCCCAGTATGTGGAGACTTAAAGAATTAACTTTTGAAACAAATGGCACTCAACCATTAACTCCGGAATTTAAAAAATATCTATTAAGTTGGGGTATGGAAAATCGAGGCTATCATAGATTGACCTTTAGTGTCAGTGCTAAACTTAGTTGTAGTGGTGAAGAACGTAGTGTTGCTATTAGGCCCGACGTTATTCGTGAATATGAAGAAGTAGGATATACATATCTTAAGTTTGTTGTAGCTACAGAAGAAGATGCTGAAGAAGCATTAGAAACTGTTGACATTTATCGTGCAGAAGGGTTCAGTGGCCCTGTGTACTTAATGCCCGTGGGTGGTGTTGAAAGTGTTTATACATTAAACAATCGTCGTGTAGCAGAATTGGCAATGAAAAATGGTCTTCGTTACAGTGATAGATTGCAAGTGCCATTGTTTAAAAACGAGTGGGGCACTTGATGGCAAAACTGCTAGTTTTAGGCTGTGGCAAAAAAGAAAGACCTGGTAATCCAGGCGATACTATTATCACTGTTGACATAAATGAAAATGTTGGCGCAGACGTTGTACACAACTTAGACGTATATCCATGGCCTTTTCAAGATAACGAATTTGATGTAATACATTTGGATAATGTTTTAGAACACTTATCTGACATTATAGGTGCTATGAAGGAAATACATAGAGTTTCTAAAAATGGCGCTACAATAACTATTATCGTTCCTTATTTTCGTAGTAAATGGGCCTGTGTAGATCCTACACATAAACATTTCTTTACTGCCGATACTTTAAGTTATTTTGTTAAAGGTCATGCATATCACGAAAGATATGCATATAGTAATTTTGCATTTAAGATGCACAAAAAAACTTTTAATGAAGGCATAGACCAAACATGGTTTCAAAAATTATTGATTCCTGTTGCTGAGAAATATACAAAATTTTATGAAGATAAGATTAGTCCTATTTTTCCTTTGGAAACACTAACTTATCATATGGAGACAATTAAATGAAAGATTGGTTAAAAAAAGTTACTGGAATTGAAAAATTAGAAAAAGAAAAGAAAGAAGCATTAGCCAAAGCTGAGGAAGCAAAATCGGCTGCAGAAAAAGCCAAAAAAGAAGAAGAACTTGCCAAAATGACTCCAAAAGAGCGTGCAACTGCTCGTGGAGAGCCATATGTGGCCGTTTTGGACACACATGTTAATAAAGACAATGTGAGAAATGGATTTTTTGAGCTTGACTGGAACGAGTATTTTGATGTACAATTAAGACAAGCTGGATATGGTTACGATGGGGATAAGGAAGAAGAAATCGTAGATCGTTGGTTTAGAGATCTTGCTCGTAACATACTAGCCGAAGAAGGTCAGGATATAACAAGAGGTGCTGGTTATATTAATGTAAACAAACTTGCCGATGGCAAAGCAGAGGTAAAATGAACTATATTTTGGTAGATACTGCCAATACATTCTTCCGTGCTAGACACGTCATAAACGGTAGTGCCGATATTAAACTTGGCATGGCCTTTCATATCACACTAAACAGTATCAAAAAGGCTTGGACTGACTTTGAAGGCAATCATGTTGTATTCTGCCTAGAAGGTCGTAGCTGGCGCAAAGATCATTATGCACCTTATAAGCGCAATCGCAGTGACGCCCGTGCCGCATTAAGTGAAAAAGAAGCAGAAGAAGAACGTGTCTTTTGGGAAGCCTTTGACGAATTTAAAAACTTTATCAACGATAAAACTAATTGCACAGTTTTACATCATCCACAATTAGAAGCAGATGATCTTATTGCTGGATTTATACAACATCATCCCAAAGATAATCATATCATTATCAGCACTGATAGCGACTTTGTGCAATTAATTGCTCCCAATGTTCGGCAATACAATGGTGTAATGGAAACTACTATTACACACGAAGGTGTCTTAGATAAAAAAGGCAAACGTGTTGTAGACAAAAAGACAGGTGAACCTAAGGACGTTCCTAATCCAGAATGGCTCTTGTTTGAAAAGTGTATGCGTGGTGATCCCACTGATAACGTGTTTAGTGCATTTCCTAAAGTACGTAAACATAAACTACAAGAAGCATTTGATGATCGTAGCAAAAAAGGATTCGCTTGGAACAATCTAATGCTACAGCGTTGGGTAGATCACAACGGTGAAGAGCATCGTGTACTAGACGATTTTGAACGCAATCGTAGACTAATTGATCTCAGTTATCAACCTGACAATATCAAAACAATTATCAATACTACTATTAAAGAAAATAGTAAAGCTAAAAATATTAACCAAGTAGGCATTAGGCTTCTTAAATTTTGTAATCTTTACGATCTTAAAAAAGTCACTGACAGTATCCAACTTTATTCAGAACCCTTCCAAGCAAACTACCCGGAGTCATAATAATGGCAACTAAAGAAGAAAAACAGGAACTAGTAGAAATACTAAAATTCACACCACGCACTTACAAAGTAAGGCTTTGGGGTTACGGTGGTGAGCATGTAATGGGTACAGTGGACAGAAAAGTCTATGACTATTTTCGAAAGCATAGAATAGATTTAAGTGAATTTGCCTGGGATGGCGTCTATG